GTCATGCTCAGCTTTTCCTCGCTCAGCACGGATCGAACCTGCGGCGTTTCCTGACCCTGCAGGAATGTGACCTCGACCGTGTCGATTCGTGACGGCTCGGCAAACAGGTACCATGCCGTTGTGCTGTCAGCGTCCAGCAGCGGTTCGATGATCGGCACCAGCCCGGTGTTGATGTTTCGCACGCCGCTGTTGGTGCTGCTCGGATCGCTTTCGCTGTTGAGCAACTGCAGAAGCGTTCCACGCAAGGCAGCGGGGAATGCGATATACCGCGGCATCAGCGACAGAATATCCGGTCCCTGATTGCCTTCCGGTGTGTTCTCGCCACGCATGACCATCATGTTCTGGGTCAGCAGATTGATGGCGGTGGTGTAGTTGCTGACAGAACCCGTTTCCAGATTTTTCTGCTTGCGTGCTCCGCTTGCTGCAGAAAACAACGCCACACCGTCAGACAGTGCAGCGTTGCTGGTGATCTGTGACCACGCCACAGCGTTGACCGTGCGGGCTGCCGAATCACCCAAGGCCAGCGGAACCCGAGTCAGGGCGGACATGTCATCGTTGACGATCAGCTTGTAGGAGAAATCGACGCCCAACGATCGGCATTCGACCGCGTAGAATTCGCGGGCGTCCGCCATGCTGGCGCGATCCGGATCAGCCGCATCATTCCAAACCGGCAAATTCGGGATGCCGCCAAGACGCAGGCGATGGATCGTTTTGAAGTCGGCCACCGAATCGCCCTGACGCATCGGACCGCGCCACGTTGCAGGTACTTCGGTGTACCCGATCATCATGGACTTGTTGATTGCGTCGAGAGTCAGGTTGGCGAAGCTGCCTGTGGTGTGCAGCGGAACGTCGGTCCGCAGCCCACGAATTCCGGCAACCTGCGGGCCGAACATTGCACACTGCGCGATCTGCTCGCGAGTCAGCCCCAGCGTGTTGATCCCCTGCGCTCGCACAAACTCGGTCGCCATGTCCAGAAGCGTCGCATGCCGGAACGGCTCTGCAGCCTTCCGCTGGTCGTCGCTGACGTATCGCTGCAGCTTCTGCGTATCGCCGTTCAACGCAGATCCTGCGGCCCGTGCAATCAGTGTGGACTGCAGATCGGTCCGCAGACGATCAATGCCACTGCTGACCATGCGAACGTTGCCAAATGGCAGAGACTCAGCAGCCTTTGCCTTCGCCGTCTGCAGGTGATTGCGAACCGCTGCAATGTCTGTACACTTGCGGGCGTTGTCAAATTCGTAGGGCAGGCCAGCCAGTTCGCAGAGTGAACGCACGTCGGCCTCGAAGGCGTCTCGCTGTGCGTTGGCGTCTGCGATTGCCTTGCGGGTGGCTTCTGCAACCATGGTGGCCAGCTGATCGGCGTTGACCGCAGGCGGGGCAGATCGCTGCGGCTCTGGTGTTGCCTGTGGCTGTGGCTTCTGTTCGCCGAGCTTGCTGGCGTTGTCGATCAGCCACCGCTGCGCCTGTTCGTCGGTGTATTCTGCTGGCATCCCACGTGAGACCAGCAAAGCGCGAAGTTCTGGATTCATCTCAAACCTCTCATCTTGCGAAAACCTGATCGCTGCCGGATCGAGTCCCCGCAGCTTTGCCTGTGCGTCTGCTCCAATGGGAGTCAACGAGACTTCCCGCAGTCGCCATTTCGTCACCACGTTTACCGGCCCCGTGAATTCGCGGCCCGCAATCGTTTTCGTTGTGCCATCCGGCACGTATGTTTTCTTGAGGACTTCGTATCCCACGGAAACGTCAGTGATGTGGCCATCACGAACGCTGCTCAGTGCATCCTCACCGCTTGCGGACTTGCCAAACACCAGCGTTGCCGTGATGTCGGATTCGTTGACTGTGATTGCCCGTGCGCTGCCCAACTGATCCTTGACGCTGTAGCGGTTGTGGCTGTCAAGAAACGGGATCTGTCGGGACTTCGGGAACTCTGCCCCTTTGCTCAACAGCACCTCCGGGACCATCTCCATCCGTGACCAATCCGGCATCGATACCGGCGTTTCGGTGCTGATAACAGCCTCAACACTGCGGCCATCTTCGCTGAAGGTTTTCGCTCGCACGTCCAGCGAACGGAACCCCGGATCTCGCATTGACCCTGCCAATGCTTCAGACCGTCGTGACATGTTTCACCTCGTGTTTCGCACTGCGTGGTTCTGCTGGTGCTGCTGCGTCGGCGTTCGCCTGCGCAACGGCAATCTGATCGGCGGTATCCACACCCAGAATGTTGTTCACGACCTCCGGTGGGATGCCCTTGGCGTCTGCAATTGCGTACAATTCGGCGGTGTCGTTCAGCACGTCCCGCCAGTTTGTGTTCACTTTTGCGGCCTCCATCTGCAGGCTGCTCAGTCCTGCGTGGATTCGTGCCGCTGCGGCTTCCGCGTCGTCCTTTGGGTTGATGGACAGGGCAATCGGCCCCTGCCATTTCGCCACCGAATAGCGACCCGGCTCGGCTTGGAATTCTGCTGCTGACACAATGCCGTCAAAGAAATTCGACAGGATGCCGGCACGAATCACCGCCTCGTAAATTGGCTGACAGAAGGACGATGCAAACCATTCCTGAACGTCATGCAATTCCGGCCATGCGTCGTTGTCCGCCGATCGCTCAGAACTGAACGAACTGTTGCGATAGTCGCCGGTCAGTGTGGAGGACTTCACACCGGGGAATGCGCTGGCTGTTTGCCTCTGCAGGTGCTGCACGAATCCTTCGGGGTTCATGTTTGGCTGACTGGGTGACAGCAACTCAAACTTGCCGTCCTTCCCGACATTCAGCATCATACCCGGCTGAATCTTTGTGACCGTGTTTCCGTCTGCGTCCGTCAGGTCTGACCCGTCAATTGAGGACGTAACCGGAGTGACACCAGCGGCCAGCCCAACCCGTGCGGCTCCAGTCGGCTTGCTATAAGTCCCAACGATGCAGGCTGCCATTGCGGTAGCCTTCAAGACGTTGTAGTCCAAATCTTCGGTGTTGCGCGTCTTAACCAACGCGGCAGCGAACCACGGAATGCCCCGCAGTTGGTCGATGTCCTCTTCGCAGAACAGGTGCCCAATCTGATCCACGGTGAACCGTCGGACGTTGCCCACCTGATTCGCAGACGCCCATGCCGGTTGAATGCGGACATGATACGCCACCCGCTCGCCGTCGGCGTTTAGCTCGATGCCCCGATAGATGCTGTGGCCTTCCGGGATGTCAGTGCGAACAATCTCGGATTCGTCGGCCAGCCTGCAGGCGTCGATCATCTGCAACGTCATCGGAATCGGCAGGTCATGCCGCCGACGTTTGGCCTCGTCAATCGGGACCAACCGATACAGCGTATCGCCGCTGAGAATCGTTGCCCGGAGTGCCAATTTCTGCAGTTGTGCGAAGGTGGAACCACCGCGTCCGGGCAATCCTCGTGAATCAAACCCGCTCTGGATTCGCTGCCACAGTTCCTGCGCCTTTTCGCGGAACGCCACGTTTGGCGTGCCGTCGCCATTCATTGCCAGCGATTCCGGCATCATGCCCCGCGCACCGACGACCTTCGAGACAATCGTTCGCACGATCTTGCGGGCTGATGGATTGTCCCGAAACAGATCCCACGACTGCGACCGCAGCGAATCAACCCGGCTGCCAGAAACCTGGTTCTCTTTCGTCACGGGCTGTGCCAACGCATTCAACCGCGTCACGTTTGCCGCTGCGTAGGGACCGCGTGGCGTGCCGGTCAGCTGCGCAATCTGCTGGAGCGATGCACGCGCAGCCATTCGCTGAAGTGCCAGCGAAGGCGACAGATACGAAATCAGCCGATCCAGTGCGTTCATATGGTCGCCTCCTGCATACTCAGGAGCGTGGCCATCCCGCCGGAACTGGTGCTGCCGTTGCTGATCTCGTCCATCAACTGCTGCCGGAATGCCTGAAGGTCCTTAAGCTGCGCCATGGCTTTAGCGCGACCGGCGACAGAATAGCTCTGTGCGGTCAGGCAATTCAGGATCGCCGCGTTGGTGGCGGCCAGTAAATCGTTGGCGTCCGTCATGGTGTGCAGTGTCCGGCATTTTGCACCACCACCGCACTACCAACACTACCAATTACCGCTGGCCGTCCAGAAATACCTGCCGTGACTCCACCACCACCGACGACAACACAACACGAACAGACCACGTATGCCCGCACGGCCCCAGCCCGTCGATGTTTCGCGACTTGCAGCACTTGTAATACCTGACGCTGCCCTGCGTCGAATAGGCGACACCATACCCGCCGCGACCGTTCCAGCACACTGGACAACGTCGATATGCCTCAATCTCTCGCTCAACGGGTGCCGCTGGCTCCTGCCGTGGCTTCGGTGTGGCCTGTTGTCCCTTGCGGTGCTTACTCATTCCAACTCCTGCCGTCCGGTCGTCTCTCGCCTGCATTCAACACCGCCCGTTTCGTTCTGACTTCACTCCGCCCCGGAAAACCGCCGTGTTCCTCAGCGTAACACAACGCCAACGCCAAACCATACCGCAGTGCGTCTCGAAAGTCATTCGGAACGCCCTCATCTCGCTTCACCCACAACAATTTTGCGTTGCCTCGGTTGTCAACTCGATCGCTGATCGTGGCGTTGCAGAGCTGCTCAAGAAATTCCATGTCCCTGTCAGCCCCCGCGCACAGCGTCAATGCCTCTGCGGTGCCCGGCTCGCGGTCGTCCAGTCGTGCCTGCAGGTCCGTTTCCCAGTAGTCCGTTGCGACCGTCAGCAGCATTTGCCCCGCATGATCCCCAGTTTCGACCGCATTTAGTTTGTGCGGCTTGCCTCCAAGGTCATGGTTGGCACCCTTGCACGGTACAGCCCCCGCATGAAGGTTGCACCAGTCGTACGTTTGTTTCGTCGCCCAGCCTGAGTCCGCCGCGACTGCGTGAACCGTGATGTCATTGCCTCCGTCTGCGTGCTGATACGTCCGCGTGACGGCTTGTTGCCAGACTTCCTCCAACGTCTGCGTCAGCCCGTAGTCCACCACGTGCGCCCGCCAGTCGTTGCCATGTGCCAACACAACGTACAGCCGAAATCCGCCCTCCGCGGCCTGCTGGTCGATTGTGACTGTCAGCAATCGGCCCCAATCCGGGACAACACCGCGGGGAATCTCAGTTTTCAGCCGTTGGCCGATCCGTTCTGGCGTCGTTTTTGTGCGTCGTGCCTCCCATGTTTCACCCTTGTCCTCGTTCACCCATTGCCTCAATTTCGTCGGATTTTTGCACTTTTGCACGAAATCCGCCGCGATTTGCCCCCAACCGTGGAACAAAGCATAGAAAACACTGATCTGACACCCGTAATCAGATCCCCACCGCAGCGGTTCACCACGCAACCACGACGCATCATCGGGTGACAAATCGCGTGCCCCCATTGCCCGCTCATGGTCGACCTCGCAACCGGCAGGGACCCAGACGCCACGCATCATCATCCACGGTCGCTGCATGTCATCAATGCGGCCCTCACACCACCGGCAAACATAGTGGGCTGTCTTGCGTGCCAGATCCGCATCCGACTGTCCAGACGGCAAGCGGTCAAAAAAAATCCCGCCCGGTGCTTTGCCGTCTCCGAATTCCAGCGTCTGAAACTTGTGACAGTGCGGACATGGGACGTGATAACGGTGGTTGGTGGACTGCAACAGCCCCGATTCCACAGCGGACTTGCCTTTGACTGAAGGCGTTGATTCCAGCACAAACTTTCGATCCGGGAATTCTGCACCGCGTTTGCGGAATCGCTCCAGCGGATCGCCCTCCGTGCTGGTTGATTCCTGCACCCATTTGTCGATTTCGTTGCCGTGCCCCACACGAATTGACTTGTCCGCCAGTCGTGACTTTCCCCGCGGCCATGCACCATGACAGACTGACCGCCGCAACTGGATGCGCGTCTTGCTCTGTCGCTGCTGAATCGGCACCTGATCCCGCAGCCGCGGGCAGTTCTCCAGCATACGCCAGAACCGTCCGAACACGCCCTTACAATTCGTCTCGTCCGGTGTCGCAAACATGGTTTCTTCGGGTCGCAGGTCCATGCCGCGCATCAGCATCGCCAACCCGAAATTCGTCTTGAACATACGGGCTGCCCACTGCAACCAGATCGCCCGAAACTGCACCTGATCGTATGCCCAACACGGTCC